TTACGATGATAGTGACCTGAGAATACTTTTTCAAAGTGTCTGTAAGGTGCTGTGCTGTCACCATGATCCATGATGTAACCACGGTGTGCTTCAAACCCATTGAGTTCTAGATGACCCATTGCTACAGGACATTTAGATTTTTCAATCAATGCATAAGTCTCTTCTTTGTTCTGTTGATTGATCCAAGGTATGAATAGAATAGGCAACCCACCTATCTCTACCTCTGTTGCTTTATTGTAGATACTAATATTATTATACTCGCCAACAATACCATCAAGAGTATTGACGTCATTTGTGTCCTTAAAATATGCTGTGTGATTACCCACAAGAGAATGGACTTTGATACCCATGTCTCTCAACTTATCCCAGTATTCTGTTTTACTCCAGTTTGCTGCCCAAAGATCTAGAGTCCTACGATTGTCATAGGTATCTCCTAGGTCTAGCACTGTGTCGATCCCGCGTTTTTTTAGGGTAGGGAAAAATACATTTGTATAGAATTTATTAAAGAAGTCATGAAATATACGACTTGATTTTCTTGCACCGAAGTGTTGATCTGTAATTATTGCTATCTTCATCTTGCCCTCTGTAGTGGTGGTCTCTTACCAGAAAAATCAATACCAAAAAAGTTAAGTGTTAATCTAGATCTAGTTCCATAGGTCTTAACACCATGATGAGTTTTATTGTTAAAAACAACTAATCTGTTATAAACATTTTCTATAGTAACTGTCTCAGTATACTGATTGTTCATAGCGTCAAATGCTCTATTATATTCTTCATCATTTATTTTTTCTGATCTATACAATATCATTTTTTGATTTAACTCTGCCTCTGATTGATGTGTGTATCCATATTTTGCTGAATATATTGAAGTTCCAGTATCGGACTCTGGATCTTTATTTAAGTAAACTATACCACCATACCATGTATTGTCATCCGTATGAATCCAACCTCTATTCTTTTTAGAATACTTATCTGTTGGATCAATAGGATCAATTAATTGAAAGTGGCATGTAGTATTCCAATAGTCAGGATTCTCTTCCCAAAATATAGAATTTAATTTTTGGGTAAAATACATGTGCAATCTAGGTGCATCTATATGTAAATTTTTAGTTCTTGTGCCTGGCCAGTTTCCTGTTTGTGGATTGAAATACTTTAATTTATTTGCTTCTTCAACAATTAGATCAGGATCTTCAAAAAAATTATCAACGATTGTAACTGGGAATGTCATTTAATTTTTATCTGCACGTTCTCCTTAATTGTATTATAGTCTGAGGAACCTGACTTGTCATCCGTATGGAAGGCAACCTCATATCCTGACTTATCTAATATTTTGTTCTTGATTTCCAATTGACGTTTCTCTTTTTGTATTCTCCTAAGAAAAGCATAATAAATGATTTGAGTAAAATAAGCAAATGGGTTCTTAGATTTTTCTGGGTTAAAGTTCTCTATGTATTGAACACAGTTCTCTATGCCATCACATATCATATCCTCTCGGAACATGTAATTGACAAAGTTTGGTTTGTATGATAGATGTGTTGCTATCTTTAAAAAACATTCTCCTATGTAATTAGAGATCTGAGGACGCGGTTCTCCTGCTTCTTTTGCAGCAATGCACTTTGCTTTAAAGACTACCAACGCTTCTAAGAACTCCTTATTGTTTACATAATGCTCCGATACTACTCTCTTACGTTTCATTTATTCGTGTCGTATACTATATTTTATAACAAATCCCACACGATGTCAATGGGGGGCTTGACAAGGTATGGAAAAAGCATTACACTATGAGTGTTAGCGATTAAGGGGTAACTTAGCTGTCTTTATTAAAGATCTTATTAAGTTTAATACGAGCTTCATCTACAGTTGATATCTTACCCTTAGCATCAGTTATAAAGTCATTATTTAATTTACGTAAAGACATGTGGTAGAAAACTTCTACCTCCTCTGCTACTTCTACGATTGTAATAATATGTTCTTTAGGAATAACAAACTGTTCTTCTCTAGAGAACTTCATCCATGGTTGAACTTTTGCTCCCGCCTGTTTGTTCGGTAATATAACTTCTTCTACCTCTATTGGGTTCTCTACAATTAGATAGTCACCATTCTCATCATGTACAGATGTCACCATAGAGAGTAGTTCCTCTCCAGATACCAATTTGATTGCTGCTAGAAATTCTGTTTTATCCATGACTCTCCTTGATTGGGACATCAATGAATTCATAATCAAAGTTTTCTTCATTGTAAATTTTTACTCTTTCAACCAGATGATTTAGTGTGTAATTGTTTTTGCGACCCTTAGACATATCATCTGCTATGTCATAGAGAGTTGCTTTGGTCTTGTGTTCACCCTTCCTTAGAACTCTACCAATGCTCTGAAGGTTTCTTATTTTGCTTTTACTAGGCGATGCAAAGACAACATTATGTAGATTCCTAATATTAATACCAGTGCTGAAAGTCCCATAAGACGCTACGATAATTGAATCAGTTGTAGTCTCTGCGATCTGTCTTGCCTGTTCACGGTCTTCAGTATCTATACCACCATGGACGAGGAAGACTTTACGGTTATCCTCTACCTTATTATTTATTAACTCAAAAAGGGGCATACCATGCCGTTCAACGTAGTTGAACAAGACGAGAGTGTTACCAGACAGGTCACATACTAGGTTACGTATAAACTTATTTCTGTTCTCATGCTCTACAAGGTAATCCATTTCCTCTTGGTAGGTATCAAATGGTTTCCTCTTATGTTTTAATATTAATACCTTTATCTGAAATTTAGAAAGGTGCCCATCCTTAATAAGTGTTTCTGTCTTAGTAACCTTATTAACTGTGCCAAATACACCTTCGAGAACTAAGCGATTTGTTTCTGTGCCATCTAAAGTTCCTGTAAAACCAACGCGGTATTTGCAGTCATACAGTTTGTTCATGATACTAGTCAATGACTTTGCTTTGAATAGATGTGCTTCGTCACCTATGATAGCACCGAAGTCTGAAAAGTATTGTCTAGGTAGTTTGTATACTGACTGCCATGTGGTTATTGTCACATCTTTGTCAGTAGCGGGTTCTATACCACCACGCACTCTATGACAATGCTCTTTGACATTCCAACCATACTCTTTGAAGTCCTGATACATCTGCTCTACCAGAGATGTAGTAGGAACTACTATAAGTGTTTTTAAATTTTTAAGTGTCCAGAATCTAGTTAATGCATAGATCATTAATGACTTACCAGATCCAGTAGGTGATAGTAATAGTTTTCTTTTGTATCGTAGTGCTTCGTAGATTCCTTTATACTGGTAGTCTCTGACCTTGTGTGGTAAGTTAAGTGTCTTTACATAGTCTCCTATTCCTTGAGGGGTAACGAATTCATCCATCTCTGATGGAAGACCATAGTATTCATTGTCTCTATGGATAACCTCGTATCCTTTCTCTTCGCAAAACGCAATAACGTAAGGTAGAAGACCAACATATATCTCACCTGTAGCAGGACTGAAGAGTTTGATTTTTCCATCCCAATACCTCTTTTTATACGCTGACATGAATTTCGCTGCAGGTACCTCAAAGGTAAATTTATCTGCTAGTTCGTGACTCACATGAGGTTCACATTGAACTGTTAGATATACTTCGTTCTTCTTCTGTATAACGACGTTAGATTTCATATCCTTTAAGGAACTTGGCGAACTCAACCGCGTTCTTTATATGGAACGAACGGTTGTTAATTGCCGAGAGAATGGTCTTGATTGACTCGACCATCTGGTTTAAATACTTTGCCTTAAGGACACTTTTTTGATATTCTTGATCTGCTTCCAGATATATTGCTACATCTGTTTTGATCAGTTTGACTGGAAAAGGTTTTTCCGACTTCCCTGTATAGTATTCCCACCTGTCACGGTAAGTACGCTTCACATCTAACTCTGCCTGATCCCGAAGGGTAGTAAAGTTATTGTAAAGTCTTAAATATTTAGCATGTAATTTTGGGATTGCTAGAGAGTCATGATCTAATTTTTCATCATTTAGTTGTGAGTCTTTCT